TCAGTTACTCCAAGTTGTTTAACAGCTTGAACTAAAACACGGGGTGCTTTTTCTTCTTTTAACCAATCGTAGTTCATTCTATTTCTAATTCGTCTTTCGGTACAACAGCAAAATTAGTAGTGTCAATAATTTGTCTTGTAGCCACGTGTTTATTTTTCCCATAACAATCGTATAAGCGGTGTTTTAAATCTTGAACATCTGAATGCGTATACCATAACCACATCGCAAGAACTCCTGTAGCACCTTGCTTTTTAATAATTTCGAAAACTTTATTTAAATCAATCATTTTATCTTTGACTTGTTAATTCTACAATTCGTGCTAACCAACTTCCGTTTAATGGTTGGATTCCTTGATTATTTGCAAGTTTAATCGCAATGGATTGATAAAGATTTCCGTTTGTATTTTGCGCACGTAATTTAATTGCGATATCTAATAAAATATTATCATTTGCTTGAATAACATCGTATGCCCGTGCTATTGCATCAATCCAAGAACCATTCGTAATTCGAACCGCTCCTACATTATTTGCCCATTGTTCGATTAAACTCATAAGATTAAAATTTGGTTGTTATATCCGTTTCCGTTTTCATAATGACAAGTTCCGTGACAGCATCCACTGCATCCGTGACAATCAATCATTGGTCTTAAATCCGTGTCCCTGTTTTCTTCAGATATAAATTCGGGAAAAAGATTTTTGTTTTTAATTAACCATCTAATTAATCTTTGTTCAAAGAATGAAGCCTTTTGTGCGTAGTGTTCCATCCCGAAAGCTACCTCTCTTTGACTTACTGAACTTGAAAAATCCCCGTTTTGTGTTTGAAGACCTTTGTTTTTAAGTTGATATGTTAAACCGAAAACAGCATCTTCAGCACTTCGCCAAGCTACAATCGGTTGAATGAATTTAATTAGTGTTTCTTCGTCATTCGTAGCCGTTTGTTGATTATAAACGTCAAGCATATAATTAAAGAAGTAAGTTCCTAAAATTGGCATTACTCGTAATTGTGCTTGTGTCGCTATGTATGGAGTAACGTCCGTAACGTCTACATTTGCCGTTATAGGTGTGTTCGTCTTTAGGTAGTTTTCAGTTATAAAATAAAGCATTATACTGCAGGTGTTTCAGGTTTAACAATAGGTTTCAAAGATGCTAAAGAACGAATTTCATCGGGTGTCATATTTTCTAAAACCTTATTCAATAATTCGGGATTTAATGAACTTAAACGTGTAGCCAATGCAGATGCTTCTTCGTCTACTTCGACAATCGTTTCGTTAATGATTTGAAAGTTATTAATAACTAATTCACCTTTTACTTTAGCGATATGCAATAACTCGTTAAAGATATCCTGCACGATTTCTCGTAATGGTTTTACTACGTTCTTTTCAAATATCACATAAGCTTGTTTAATATCCGCACCCCCACCAAGTGAACCCGTAGTACGAACACCCATTAATATAGGGTCAATCGTATGAGAAAAACATATTTGTTCCGTGTTTAATGCTGAAGCTTCTTGGAATAGTTTGTCGTTTGAGTTAGTAGGTAAACTTTCAATCTTTGGCATTTGTTCTGCTGAATTCGCAAAGAATGCAACTGCTTTTCCTGCGTTTTCCGCTCCTTTTAACTTGTCAATAGTTCTTCGTAGTACGTTCTTTTCTTCTTCGCTTTGCGGTCTTTTAGGGAACATCATAGCAAATGAAGGGAATACAGCGTTTTGAATATTTGATTTCGCTAAATAACTAAGTTCACCACTTAAAAAAGCAAAGTTTAACGCACTTGAATACTGCGGAAGGGGGTAGTAATCTTGACCGATGCACGGCAACTCGTATATATAAAGTTGTTCGTATTCGTTACTTAACGGATGATAAGGTGTAATTTCAAAAACATCTATTCTCGATGCCCAATCTTCGCATATAAAGTAAGTTTTCCCGTCTTTAGAACGTCTTAATTTCTCGGGTGAAAGGTTTTCTACTTTCGTTAGTTTTCCACGCTCCGAAAAGCACAATTTAAAGTATACTCTATTATGAATAACTAACTGCTTTGTAACGATTGCTGCTACCTTTTTTAGTTTTATCTTCTTTTCGAATGCGTAAAGTTCTAATTTTTCTTCGTTTGTTAACTTTTCCGTTTGAATTGTAAACCCACCACCGATAACAGCATTCACTTTATAATCTACTATCGCTCCGTGTAAAGGTGAACTATAGTACATTTGGTTCAAAGTTTCAGGATAAAGATTATCTTGACCGAAAGGAATGTAACCCGCAACTTGGTATCGTCCATTTACATAAGGTAATGCAAGATTTGCACCGCCCACTTTATAAAAAGGTGTAGAAAAACTTTGATAGCCATCCACAACTTCAATGCTTTCTTTTTCACTTTGTCTAAATATATCGTACCAAGCCATAATTTAATCGTATATTGAATTTACAATAGCACCCGAAACAACCATTCGACCTTCTTCGATTATATCGCCTGTAGTATCTTGAATTGTTATAGGTGGGATAAGTGATTCATAAACCGAATAAGAATATTGACCCTTCATTAAATCCACGTCTACGGGTTCATCTAACTCAAATTGATTAAACCTTTCGGGATAAGCAGATATGTCGGGAGTAGTGAATAGAATAGGTGTGCTTTCGGGGTTCATTTCATTCTGAAACACGAATAAATAATAAGGATTCGATAACGTACTAACTTCCGTTAACGTTAACACAATACTATTTAATTCGTCTTTATTTATGTATATCACAACTATATTAAGTTAGTTCGTCTTTTTGTTTAAAAAAAAAGCACCCCGAAGGATGCTCATTTTCTTGGAGAAACGCAAGTTAAGTTACTAATAAAACTACACTTGGCTCGACCTCATATGCAAGATATTCGTTTTCCGCAGTTAAAGTTACGGAATACTTAGAACCATCGGCTCTCGCAGTTCCCGAACCTTCAGCAGCTCCCGTTAATTGCAAATAAGGGAAGTACCAATACTTTCCGTTAGCATCTTGAACGATTGCGTTCAAATATTGCTGACCTGCTCCTAAAACTTTTATAGCTTGTGACTTAGATTGGTCACGTCTATGGAACATTAAAGTAATGGTTTGAGTGTAATAAGAAGAACCATTAACTAAGTCAATAGCTGCTTCTTCAGTATAAGAACCCGTGTTTCTACGGATTTCGAATTCAGTATATGTATTTGCGGGATTTGTTAAGGTTATAGAATCAATTGTCCAAGTATTTGTTGCATCTAATGTAAACACATCGATGTTATCTTGTTGGTTAATCCATACCTTGTAAATGCCTCCCGAATTGTTGTCACACGACTTTACAATTCCTTCTAATGCTTCACACGACATAAATATTATTTTTTTTTAGTTATTTAAATAAGGGGACAGGTTTAAGCCATCCCCCGTTATTATTTTTGATTAGTCAAAACAAGCAGCCCAAACTGAAATTTGTTCAGGGTTTGTATGATAAAATCCTGCTTTAACATTCGCACGTGTACGGATATATGGTTCAGCTACCGTGTCAGTTAAGTTAACTGCTTTCAATGCTTTAGAATCCCCTTCAGCGTCAAACGCATAAACTAAATCGTCTTTCAAAGAAGCTACGATTGTGTTATCAGGCATTCCCTCACAAACGATTACTTTAATTCCTAAGTAAGTCATTTGCAATGGAGCAGAAACATATGTTAAAGTGTTACCCGATGCAGCAGCAAGTTCATAAGCAGCAGCTACGTTAGAAGAAACACGGATTCTTAAATCAGCTTTTTTGAATCGAACTGAAGCAGGAAGGTTGTTAACTACAAGGTTCAATGTAGCAAGTACGTTAGACGAGTTAACCGCACCGCCATTATGGTAAGCTAAGTTAGCTTCATCAGCACAAAGTTTTTTCAAGTGACCATCACACAATTCTAAAAGCGGGTTTTCGCTTGTTGTATCACCTTGCCATCTAATCAATTCGATATCTTCTTCGATTTGACTTGCCATAATGCTCCAATAGTAGTTCATAAATGAAGCAACCGTGAAATCACCATTCGAACCTTGTGTCATTTGTAAAGCTACAAAAGATTGCTCCAAGTCAAATTGACATATTTGAGCCATTGCAGAAAATGCACAAACATCGATTTCGATAGCGTCCAATGTATCATTTGGAGCGTTAAAGTTACAAGTTGAAGCTTGTAAGATTGAACCGAATGCTACGTTAGCCAATTTCGTTTTTGATTTAATACCCGGTAATGCACGATATGAATCAGCTACATCTGCCGTTAAATAAGCTCTTGAATAGAACTCGTTAGGGTTAGGACAAAGTAAAGCATTTGTTTCGATGTCCAAGTCGAATTTTAGTTTTCTTTCCATTTTGGATTTTTATTTGATTTTAGTTATTACTTAATTTATTCAATGCGCTAAACTTTTCAGCGATTGTCATTTTAACTTCAGACTTTAATTCAATTTCGTCTTCAGCTTTTTCTGCTAACATTTCTTCCATTTGGGTTCTTAGGTCAGCAATGATTTTCAAAAGGTTGTTAACTTGTTCTTCAAGAACAGGAGTAACGATAGCTAAAACTGCTTCAGCATCCGCTGTTACGTCAACTGCCATTTCTTCTTCTTTAACAACTTCTTCAAGTTCTTCGGGCGCAGGTTGTTCGTCAATAGGTTCAGTTTCC